TGCATGACGAACGTACTCGCTGCGCTCTGTGAATGACTTGTCTCCTCTCCATCCCTTTCCCGGCACAAAGTATTGGTACTTGGTTCCACTCGTCTGTCCAAGGTAGGTAAATGAGCAGGCTTGGTAGATGGTCCCTAGTTCCTTGGCATCAGGATCAGAGTAGGCAGTAAAGAAGCGAAACTCTGTGTTCTGCACCATCCACTTGATAGCCTGCATGATGATGTATGATCCCATGTTCTTGGGAGCGAATGAGATACATGCACCTCTTGCAATGAGCTTTTCTTTGTCTCGGTTCTCTTTGCCTAGCAGGTTGGAAAAGGCGTTGGGTGTTGCCATGATGATCACACCAGAGAGCATTCTCGGTTTGCCCGGTATATTGAGATACCATGCAAAGCGATGTGTCACCCATGTCGGCATCTTGCCTAGCCATTCGTGTCTCTCGATGAAACGGATGATCTGTTGACATTTCAACTTGTCGTCCTTGGGGATATATTCAAATTGAAAATCAGACGTGCGTAGACTGTCGGCTTCGGATTGCGTAAGACCAGCATCCTGTAGATCCTTGGGTATATTCAGTTCCCGCAGGTGTCCTTGCCAGCACTTGTCACCATCGTATTTGTCGAATCGCTCATGTGGAGGAATGTATCCTTCATGGGCATCATCAAGAAACTTTGCAAGACTCATCAATTAAATTCCTTAGACCATCTTCAAAATCAACATGTGGCTTCCATCCAAGCTCGGTACGAATCTTTGTCGCATCCATAGCATAACGCCAATCATGACCCTTTCGATCTTCAACATACTCGACCTTTCCTTGACCAACGATGTCAATGATCAGATTGGCAATCTCATGGTTATGAAACTCTTGGTCAGCACCGATGTTGTAGACTTCACCGACATGCCCATTTTTCATTACTTCATACACAGCCCGACAATGATCGCTTACATGTATCCAATCACGAATATTGGAACCATCTCCGTATAGTGGAAGGGGCTTGTCTTGTAGCGCATTGAGAATCATGTTGGGTATGAACTTTTCTGCGTTCTGCCTTGGACCGTAGTTATTGCTACACCTCGTAATGACAACAGGCAGATCATAGGTTCGATGAAATGCACGACACAGATTGTCTGAACTTGCTTTTGATGCCGAATATGGATTGTTGGGTAGTATTGGAGAGTGTTCAGTGAATGGACACATGCCTGTATCCTCAAGTGAACCATACACCTCATCAGTAGAGACTTGAACAAACTTCTTCACACCATACTGCTTTGCCGCTGTCAGTAGGTTATGGGTTCCCATGATGTTTGTGTTGAGAAAATCAATCTGGTTTGACGTGTCAATGCTTCTGTCAACATGAGTTTCAGCAGCAAAGTTGACAATGTAGTCTGGACGAAAGGTTCGTACACAATTTCTCACCGAGTCAATATCGCAGATGTCAACGTCAGACCAACGATGATCCCCTCGCATAACATCACTGCGTTTGTAATATGCAGCATAGGTGAACTTGTCTAAAACATGCCATCTCGTATCAGGTTTGGTTTTCAGTAGATCGACAAAATTAGACCCAATAAATCCAGCACCACCAGTTACCATCACTTTAACCATCATCAACCTCTTTCACAATGTCTGGATTTTGCCTGATGGTTTGCCTAGTGATTAGATTCTTGAGCCTTGTTGTTGACCATTCATGGCACCGTGTGGTGTAGATCACCCTTGGAGGCAAATCGTCACCAGTGAATGGTTTTCCAATATAGTCCTCACCAAGAATGCGAATATCGGGCTTGAAGAACTTGATCAGATCGTAAAGCTCCTCTTCTGTCTGGTACATGTAGACCTCATCAACATATTCGATTGCCATCAATACCTTGTATCTCTCGTAAGCAGAAATCACCGGCTTGTATTTCGTGTTTCTCGTTAAAGAGGGATCTTTTTGCAAAAAAACAAGAAACCGATCACAGTGTCTTTTTGCTTCCTCAAATGTATAGATGTACCCCGGATGGAGTATGTCAAAATTTCCAGCAACAAAACCAACTGTTTCTAACATATTAAACTCCACGAATCCTTTTGTTCTTGAACACGGCTCTTGCAAGGATGCTCAAACTAACACCGACCTCATCTGCGTACTTGAGAAATGCCTTGGTATCCTTGGGGAAACAGTTTCCACCGAAACCAAACTCTCCATCTGGACCGGGAACCATTAGGTGTGATGGACCCAATCTCGGGTCTGTAGCAAGGATCTGTCTGAACTCGTCCCATGTGGTCTGTGCATGAGACTCCTTGTGTAGCTCATGAATCTCGTTCATGAATGCCACCTTTGTCGCATAGTAGGTGTTTAGCACATACTTGATCAGGCTGGAAGTCTCAAGGTCAACCGTAAAAACAGGAGACTCCTTGACATTGCTATGGTAGTAGTAGATGCGTTCAAGTTCATCACAATCCTCCATGTCATCTCCACCAATGATCTGAAAGAACGGATTCTGAAAGTCCTGATCTGCGGTTCGTTCCGTCAGAAACTCTGGGTTGTAGACGATGCGAAGCTCTCCAAAATTCTCGTTCATCTGTCGTAAGTGATTTGGTGTCACCGTACTCTTGATCACGACAAGACCCTGATACTTCGTCGCCTGAATCTCACTAAGCGCATCGCGTAGATAAGAAACATCTACGTCATATTCACCCTCCTCTGTTGGGGTAGGCAGACACAGGAACATAGCATCAACCTTGCTTTCACAAGCAAGCTCATAAATCGAATGCGAATCATCCCCCAGTTTTGGATCACACAGATACACTTCGGTAGGTCGCATCGTAGGAGAAGCGAATCCTTTAGAAACAGCGGTTCCAACAAATCCTACACCAATTACACCAATCTTAACTTTCATCTTAATTTTCCTTCACCTCGTAGAACATCTTAGTTAGTATAGCTCACGTTTAAGTATCAAATATACTTAAAAACTTGCCAGCCAGCTTCTTGATATTCCACCAGAGTTCTCGAATCAAATTTCGTTTCTTCTTGACAAAGTGACCCTTTTCGTTTCTTCGTCTCTTTGTCTCCCACCATCTCATCGACATAAAACAGCTCCTCAAAAATTACCCGTCGCGATTACAGCCACCCTGACTTTCATCCACGGGCTCTTGATGTAACCAAAACAAACATGTCTCGGTGTGAGGCTTATTTGTTGATCAGACATAGGTTTGTCTCACCAAGCTATCTTATATAGGTCACACAGATTTGCGTGAAAATCCACGAATCTTTTCAAACTTGATTGTGTTCTCAAACTTATCGACAAGATCCACCTTGTGAGAAATGACGAAGACATTGTTATTCGGATTGTCACGAACCTCACCATTGAAGTGTTCCGACTGCTTGAACAGTAGCTTTGCCATGACCTCATCTGCACCGATAGCGTCGAGCGAACCATCAAATACCTCATCTAGAATCAGAAGGTTGGTACTGACACTATTCTTGAGTTCTGCAATCTTTCTCCATGTGAACAGTAACGCAAGGTCAATTCTTGCTTTTTCACCCTCACTAAAAGATGCGTAGGTAAACTCGTCAAGATGACGCGACTTGATGGTTTCAGTAAATGTCTCATCCAACTCAAATTTAACATAGAAATCAAGATCCTGTAGATGCTGATTGATCTGTGCATTGATAACAGGAAGATAGTTCTGAATGATCTTAGACTTGATGCCTGAATCCTTGAGCATGTCATATGCAATGTCATGCGTCTTCTTGTGTCCTGCTAGTTCACCCCTCTGCTCATTCATCATCAACAAATCATCCTGCAATTCCTTGAGAACCTGCTCTCGATTATCATCGGGAGATTGATTCATGCTCCGAAGTTCCTTAATCTCATCATGAAGATTCTTGATTTGATCAGACTTGATTCGTATTCGGTTTTGCCTAGTTGATGTTAACTTCTCAAGATCATTGATTGCCTGCTCCAAGGTAGCAATACCATCCATCTCTTGCGTGATGGCGGTTAGTGTATCATTTAGCTTCTCAATCGCAGTATCAATCTCTTTGCCGATCTCAGTTCTTGTAAGGAGTTTATCATTACGAAAAGCATCATCAATATCTTGTAGACACGTCGGGCAAGAGTCATTGTCTGTATAGAATTGCTTTTCCTTCTCAACAGTGGATTGTCTTTTGTTTAAGTCACGAAAAACATTCTCGGTCTGCTTCCTCTTCTTCTCTAGAGCAGGCTTCTTATCATCCACATTCTTTTGTAGAGACAGCAGCTCGATTCTTTCGCCAATAAGAGCTTGAGAATCCTGATCCACCTCAGAATGAATCTCCTCAATTTTTTTGACCTTCTTTGTAATCCGCTCTTCTCTTTCCTTAATTGAGGTTTCGATGTTATCCTGTTGAAGACCAATCTTTTCCTCATTCAATAGAACCTGTGCATCATTGTCACGAATCTGCTCTTTCAGCTTAGACAACTTATCCTTCAGAACAACGTTCATCTCTGAGAAGATTTCAATATCCAACACATCTTCAACAACTTTTCGCCGATCGGATGGAGACATATTCATGAAAGAATCATAGCGCGAACCAAGAATGACAACAGAGCAAAACGACTTGTAGTTCATCTTGAGAATAGTGTCCTCAAGATTGTTTTGAAAGTCTTTTACTGATGCGTTCTTATCCAGCGGTTCACCATCCACCACTACGTCAAGTATATTCGGCTTCAGTCCACGTCGAATCTTGTACTCCTTCTTTCCAACAGAGAACTCAAGCTCGACCATACAATCCTTCTGATTGATGGAGTTAACCAAAGATGGCTTATTAATATTGCGGTATGCTTTACCAAACAATGAGAACGTTAATGCATCAAGAAGGGTGCTTTTTCCAGAACCATTCTTACCGATGATTAGCGTGTTGTTATTTGTGTTAAGGTTATACTCTGTGAAGTTGTTTCCTGTGGAAAGGAAGTTCTTATAACGAAGGGTTTTAAATACAATCACGTTTCACTCCTATGATGAAATGGCTGTGTTAAATAACTCACGCATGAGGTTCTTCACCTCGTCTTTGTTATCATACTTGGTCTGATCAACATATTCATTCAATACCTGAATTGTGCTTTTGCTTTCAATGTGTTCAACTTCAACACCAGATGTGTCAGACACATCAGTATTGTCTATGATCTGCATATGCCACGGATTTGCAGATTCCAACTCCTGAATAAACTTGGTGTACTCATATTGATCATCAATTTTGTTGATAACCAACTTGATCGCCTTATTCTCATATTGTGCTACATCTACATCAATAGATCCATCATAGAAAATCTTATGAAACATTTTATGTGGATTGGCGACGAACTCAAGTTCATGAGTGTCGGTATCAAGGATATGAAAACCCCGCTCCTCATCACAATCAATCCACGTCTGCTCAAAAGGAGAACCCAGATACCAGATATTATCAGAATGTGACCGCTTATGGAAATGACCACTCAGCGTCATATCAAACTTACTGAACACCTTGCGATCCATCCCCTCTGTATTGAGTAACCCTCTAGCCATCTCAAACCCTTCAAGGTTTAGATGACCAAGACAAATCTTAGCAGAAGTCTTTTCGATCTTCTCCATCGTCATTTCATGATTGGAATCGTTGATCCACGGGACAAACAAAAGAGGATGTTCCACACCCGGATAGAAAATTTCTTCTGGGTTACTGTACCATTGAAATGCGCCATCATACCATTGCGTTGGTGTTTCAAACAAACAACTCATAGAGTTAATTTCATTCGTGTTTTTGAAAAATGTGTCGTGGTTGCCTATAATCACCTTTAAATCAAACTCAGTAGACAGAGTATTCATCAGTGACCTGAACCCTTTTAGCGTTTTGTAATTTATCCATTTCCTGCGGTCGGTGATATCTCCTAAGTGTATGATATTGCTGATGTTATTCGCTCTCAAATAAGGGATAAAAACGTCATACCAGAATTTATACTGATAATTTGCAAAAGTTTCACTATCGCCCCTGACCCCCGCATGAGTATCAGTTACAAGTGCAATTTTCATACTTTTTCTCCATCTTCTACAAACTTGAGTCCCTTTGACTCTTTTGGCTTCTTTGGCTTCTTCTGCTGACTTTTGATCTGCTTCTTCTTTTCCATCGACTCCTCATAGGCTCCGATGAATTCATTCATATTATCATACAGTTTAGTGAAACCAAGACTAGTTATGTTGCTCAGTTCGTCGTTGCTAACACTCTCAAGAAGCTGGTCATTTTCAAGCGACTTATATCTCACATAGAGTTGCTTTTTCTCCTTTTGGATACGTCGAAGAAACGCATAGTAGATAATCTGGGTAAAGTATGAAAACGGGTTCTTCGACTTTTCTGGATCGAAGTTGTTAATATACTGCACACAGTTTTCAATGCCATCAGAAATCATATCATCCCGAAAAGCATAATTAATAAAATTTGACTTGTAAGAGAGATGGCTTGCAATCTTCCAAAAGATTGTTCCAATCTCATCAGGTATCTGTGGTGAAGGATCACCATTTTCTTCGGCAGCGATTACACTTTCACGATAAGCTACCATGTGTTCAAGAAACTGCTTGTTATCCACATAATGTTCAGGTCTTTTTTTCTGCATCACATTATCCCTTCAATTCAACGTTATATGTTTTGACCTTAAACTTCTCTGATTTGTATATTGAGTAACGCTCTTGATAATGTTTTAAAGAGAAGTTTTTAGTCTTTCTACCGTTGCTTAAATCATCAACTATATCGTATAGGGTTGCCTCCTCATCATCTACTCGTCGCAATGCGCGACCAATGCTTTGCAATGTTCTCACCCTAGATTTTCCGGGGTGAGTAAAAACCACATTATGCAATCTCTTGATATTGATACCCTGTGAGTATACACCAGATGAAGCAATAATGATAGCGTTATTTTCCTTTTCTACCGTTGAACGCACATTTTCTCGTGCGCTTAACTCCGTTGCACCATGAACAAAAAAGCATTTTCTTTCTTCTTCTGTTGCGTCATTGATCATGCGATACAGCGGAACACCATGCTTTTCGACATAGTTGAATAGAACCAGCGTATTGCCCTTTAGGCTCAACACAAGATTCTTGATGAATTTGTTGCGAGCTTCACAGGAAACAAGATAATCAATCTCCTCCTGATACTTTATATCAGACGGAACTCTCTCTTGATGCTTCAACACGATAGCCTTGACCATAAAGTCAGCCAGCACCTTCTTTTCAATCAAGTCTTTAGTTTGTGTCACCTTTCGGACACTGCCTAATAATCCCTCAATCACCAGCTTGTTTGTTAGCGTACCATCCAATGTACCTGTGGTTCCAAATCGGTAGGGCGTGTCAGTCATCTTGGTCATGATGTTAGTTAGCGACTTTGCTTTCACACCATGACACTCATCCACAATCACCGTACCAAACTGTCCAAAGAATGCTTTAGGCATTTTGTATAGAGACTGCCATGTAGAAATGACAATTGGCTTGTCTGTTTCCTTTGATCGCCCCGACATAATTTCGTGTGTATATGTGTCAGAGTCAAAGCCATAGTCTGCAAAGTCTTTTTTCATCTGTGCAACAAGTGATGTGGATGGAACAATGATCAGATGCTTTCGATCATGCTTCTGCATGTACCATCGAATCAGAAGATAGATGATAAAACTCTTGCCTGAACCTGTTGGTGACAACAATAACATTCGTCGCTTGCGAACAGCAGAAACAAATGCTTCCATTTGGTAGTCTCTTGGTTCAAAGGGAATCCCTAGTGTAGAGATAAACTTTTCGGCTTCATTGACTGAGAAGTTCTCGTCTGCGTCTCCATCATAATTTAGTACATACCCTCGCTCCTGACAGAAGCGTCGAATATGATCAATTAATCCAACATAGATTGTGTGGTCTTTATAATTGAGTAGTCGAATCTTTCCGTCCCATGCACCCATCTTGTACGACGGATGAAACTTGGCAGACGGAACGTCAAACGTAAAATAGTCTGACATTTCACGGATGACATACGGCTCAGAACTGATCCATAGATACACATCATCTTTCTTGCTGACCACCACCGCTTCCATGTTAGCTTGCACCACCCAAGAACTTGCGCCACTCGATCGCATTCTTGATATGCTGTGATCGCCACTTGATGTTATCAACGATTGAAACAAGAAGTTGAACCTTCTCGTTTTGGTCTGCAATTTGTATCAAGTGTTTCACGACCATAGAGTCTCCATCAATATACTTTGGCACATCCGATTTAAGAATGCGAATATCCAACGGCTCCCATCCACGTTCATCAAGATCTTCTTGACTCATGCGACCACTGTAGTAATCCAGTTTATCGCGGTTCAGAATCTTGTGGGACTCTCTCATCTTTTGTAATTGCCGTCTCTCCTCGGTCAACAGTCTAACATATTTAGAGTGTAGATTTGGAATCTTCAGACTCTCCTCATCTAGAGCAACATCGTCAATTTTGCTGTCCTTGCTCCACATCTCATAAATATCATTAATATCGGTCATTTCAATAAGATGGTTCATAGTTAAATAAAATCTCCACTATTGTTCAAAATGAAACCCCGGAAACATCTCTGGAGTTACCCCATATTATAGCTCCCCAAAGGGTTTTGTCAAGACCTAAGTGGAAACTCTTTCGTAAGAATATGAAAGATATCTAAAACTTGCCGTCGCTTTGATGCCATCAACATCAGCGGAAGCAGAATCAAAGGCAACTTCACCAAGACTTATCGGGAAAAGATCCTTGAACAAGATTCTGTAGTTTGGTTGCATGTTGGAGTTCAATATACTGAGCGTAGCATCTGAATATATTTGATTTGCTTTTTGATCTTTATATTCATCATAGTTATTGGGAAAACCAATACCAGTAATCCAATCAAAAAGCTCCCTCCAGTTATTTAAATCTTCATCTACGATAAATGTGATTTCTAGTGGATCGAATGTCACATCGTTACCGGGAACCTGCGTGGGTTGCAATGGTGTTGGAAAGTTAACCTCACCCAAAGATAGACCCGGAAGAGCAGCAGAAGTTAGATACCACGTTGTATTTGGAAGATACTCGATTATAAATCGAAACCCAACAGGAGAAAGTAGATTGATATTGCTTGGTTGGTTGAATACTTTTTCTGGCATGACATACCTCCTTTGTATATTTAGGAGAAGCACAAAAAGAAATCGGGGAGTACCCCAAAAGGATACTCCCCGATATTCTTACGGTCCAGTTACGTTAAGTATTAGACACCGAAGAGGTTATTAACCACGATACCTCGGTAATACTTGTTGTTGATAATGTCTGTTCGTGTACCAGACGCAACTTGGAACCTTGGACGAGTGTCAGTCGCGAAAGGATTCGTTCCAACACCGTAGCGTGTCTTGAATCCGATCTTGGGCTGGAAGGTGTTCTCGCCAATCGCACGAACCATCTGGAGAGGAACGTATGGGCAGTAGAACATACCCGCATCAAATGGGCTAGTACCCTTATATCCAACAACGATAAAGTCTGAATCCTCGTGGACGTAGGGGTCAATATAGACCTTGATGCCAGCACCCATTGTACCAGCGAATGTTGATCCAGTGTCATCTACTGTAAGAGCAGCGGTTGGATCAAGGACACCAGCAGTAGCAAAGGCAGAAGCAACATCTGAGGAACAGATGATGAAGTTACCCTTACCTCGACGGGTCTGCTTGGCGATTGTGTTCGCCTCTGTCTCCACCTTGAAGACGAGGGACTTGAATCGCTCAACCATCCATCGACCGTCAAGACCACCACCGACACCAGCACCACCAGCGTTCGCGTAAGCACCACGCGCATCCACTGTACCAGCGAATGTTGAGGTAGCGTACACCGAGCGAACGATGTCGCGGTTGATTTCAGCGTTGATCTCTGTGGTGAGAATGTTGGCAAGCTCAGTCTCAGCGTCAAGACCATGAATCGCCTTGAGATCCTGAGCAAGCTCAACACTGTACTCAGCCTTGAGAGCGCGAGTACGAGCAGTAACCGAAGTCTTGTCGATCTTGAATGTCATGCTTGGAATAGCATTGCTATCAGCATCGCCAAACGCCTCGCCAGTCGCAGTCGTAGCACCAATTCCATTAAGGAGATCAGCATTGTTAACAACGGCACGAAGGAATGTGTTAGCACCATTCGAGTCGGAGGTTAGACCACCACCGGGACCACCAGCAGCAGAGAAGGCAGCGTTCGCTTCGTTAACGAAAGCATTTGCACTAATGTCATTTCCACCGTTGTCTGTACCAAGCTGTGGTCGTAGAGCAAAGATTAGACCAGTTGGTCCACTCATGGGCTGAACACCCATGATATCGAACGCGATCAAGTTTGGCGCGGTTCGACGGACAAGACTGATAAGGACCGGATCAAAGTTTGAAACGTCCGCAGTTGATGTTTCAGGAGCCGCCTCACCGAGAAGTGACGCTGATCCTGTACCGTGCATTGATGCCTGCTCGCGGAGACTAGTCTCCTGAGCCTCAAGCATGTGAGCGGTGACTACCTTGCGATAATGTTCCTTGATCGGGGGTAGGTCCGAGTGATCAAGTACGGGTTGCCACTTGTTGATTAATTCTTCGTTCAACATTTGTGTATTCTCC